CAAATTACAATTACATATAACTCGGGCGAGGAAGCAACTTATATTGCCCAACCGCCCGAGTATGCCAAATGGGAGAAAGCAACTGGCAAGACGATTGGCGAATTAGGCGGTGTCTGGGACATTATGTTTCTGGCTTATAACGCAATGAAGCGCGAGTCGGCTGGTAAGCCAGTTAAATCTTTCGAAGTATGGATGGAGACAGTCGCCGACATCGATGTGAGCAACGAAAACCCAAAAGCCACACCGCTGGAAGCTTAAACTATCTTCTAACGCTTCTGGCAATCGAAACGCGGATTCCTAAACAATATTGGGATGATGCCGAAGATGTCCTTACTGCTTTGGAAATACTAAAGGAGAGAAATGGTGGCAAGTGATCCGATTACTTATGATCGCGCTGAGCTACGCGACCTTCTTAAAGCTTTTAAAGCAATGGATGACCAAGCAGTTCAAGAAGCCAGAACTGAAAGTAACGCCCTTGCAACCTACGCTGCCAATCAAATCAAGGTCAGCGCTATGGGACGAACGGTCGCGAGTGCTGGTGTTCGGAGAGTTGCCGAAGGTGTTAGAATCAGCAAGTCATCTAAAATCGGCGAATTCTCATATGGTTTTGCATCTCAAAGGTTTTCTGGTGGCGCAACAACACAGAAACTGTGGGCAGGACTTGAATTTGGAAGTAACCGCTATCGCCAGTTCCCCAGACGCACTCCCAACAAAGGACGCGGCAATTCTGGCTACTTCATCTACCCGACACTTCGCAAGATTCAGCCTGAATTAGTGCGCAAATGGGAAGAAGCTTTTTCTGCAATCTTAAAGAAATGGGGATAACAAATGGCTGGTAATAGAACGCTCAAGTTATCTATCCTTGCTGATGTCGATGATTTAAAAAAGAAACTTGGTCAGGGCGAAAAAGAAGTTCAAGGTTTTGGAGACAAGCTAGGTGAATTTGGCAAGAAGGCCGCGGCAGCCTTTGCAGTAGCAGCAGCCGCAGCGGCTGCCTATGCTGGCAAGTTACTGATTGATGGCGTTAAAGCTGCTATTGAAGATGAAAAAGCGCAAGTCAAACTAGCAAAAACTTTAGAGAATACGACTGGCGCAACTAAAGAACAGATAAAAGCAGTAGAGGATCAAATCCTAAAGATGTCTTTGGCAACTGGTGTAGCTGACGACAAACTTAGACCCTCTTTTGAAAAATTAGTTAGAGCTACAAACGATGTTGAAAAGGCTCAGAAGCTACAAACGCTGGCCTTAGATATAGCTGCTGGATCAGGTAAAGATTTAGATGCAGTAAGCCAATCATTAGCTAAAGCTTATGATGGCAATACTTCCGCCCTTAGCCGTTTAGGTATTGGTTTATCAACTGCTGAGCTTAAGTCTATGAGCTTTGATGATGTTACAGCTCAACTAGCCGATACCTTTGGCGGACAGGCTTCTATTCAAGCAGATACTTTTAGCGGTAAAGTCGCAAGACTGCAGGTGGCTTTCGATGAAGCTAAAGAATCGGTCGGAGCAAGACTGCTGCCAATTCTAACTAACCTGCTAGATAAATTTAATAATAATCTTGCCCCAGCCATAGAATCAATACGAAAGAAATTCGAGCCTCTGACGAAAGCGTTGGATGAAAATAAAGAGGAATTTACTGCTATCTGGAATTTCTTAAATAAATATATCGTCCCCATTTTGACTGGTGCTCTCAAAACAGCAATTACCGGAATTGTTACTACATTTACCGGCTTGGTTAATATAGTTGGCAAAGCGGTCAATTTCTTTGGTGAACTATACGATAATTATAAAAAGTTTGTCGATTTTATTAAAAACAATCCGTTAAGCAAATTTTTAGGAAAAATAAACCCATTTGATAACGCGTCATTTACAACACAAGATTTCGATAGCTTTACCGCACCTTCTGCTAACTTTGTAACTGCAAATTTAGTTAGCCCAATGACTAGCAAGGGTATGACTTTATCCTTACCTCCTAGCCTAAAAAGAGGTGGCCGTTACTCATTTAAGTTCCTTAGAGAGCAAGGCTATTCGGATGAGGACATTTTGGCTTGGAAGAATGCTGGTTTAATAGTTACTACAACTCCTGAAGGTTTAACTATGCAAGAATTAGGATTGAGTAACCTTGATCCTCAAGAGCAGGTAAATGAATTTCTAAGACGCAGAGCAGCTGGAGAATTGCCACAGGCTCAAGCTCAATACAATATAACAGTCAATGGCGCTTTAGATTCTGAATCGACTGCTAGACAGATTATTGAATTATTAAATGAAAGCGCTGCCAGAGGAACTCAAGGGGCTTTGGCTTTAACTGGAGTTACAGTTTGACGCTTTGGAACCCCGTTTATCGAATTAAGGTAAATGGTTCAACAGTAACAGGGGCGACCTTAGGTGGATTGACTATAACCTCTGGTAGAACTGACATCTATTCGCAGCCCACAGCAGGGTATTGTAGTTTAACATTAATTGAAACGAATGAATCTGCTATAAGCTACGAAGTAAATGATGCAGTCACTATTGAAGTCCAGAATTCTGCTAGCACTTATATTGTTTTATTTGGTGGCTTTATAACTGATATTAATGTAACAGTCCGCAAATCAGGTTCTACGGCCTTAACTCAAGAGATTAAGATTTTTGCTTTAGGTGCTTTGGCCAGACTTGCTAGAGCGATTTATACTGGCAATTTCGCTCATCAATTTGATGGAGACCGAATTGCAGAATTATTTGAAAATGTTTTATTTGACCAATGGAATGAAGTCCCAGCTGCTGAGACTTGGGCTGCTTATGATCCAGTAGTTCAATGGCTTGATGCCGAGAATAGTGGTTATGGTCAAATTGACACTCCTGGCGATTACGAATTACATTCAGAAAACAATTTAAATGATACAGTTTATGATTTAGCCGCTCGCTTTGCTACTTCTGGGCTAGGTTATCTATATGAAGATTCTCAAGGTCGAATTAGCTATGCAGACTCAACACACCGAGGACAATACTTAGCTGCTAATGGATATGTGGATTTGGACGGAAATCACTCAATTGGACCTGGTTTTACAATATCTAAGAAATCAGGCGATGTCCGTAATTCAATAACAATTGCTTATGGGTCAGCAGGTAGTCAAAATGTTACTGACAGCGATATAGCTTCAATCGCTGAATATGGCCAATTGGCAACTACCATAAATACCACTCTGCGAAATCAAGGAGATGCTGAAAGCCAAGCGGCTTTTTATTTATTAATTCGAGCTTATCCTCAATATGCAGTCAAGCAGGTAACTTTTCCGCTGGGGAGCACCGAAATCGATAATACTGATAGAGATTCCCTATTGGGTGTTTTTATGGGTATGCCAGTCAATATCATCAATTTACCTGCAAATATGGTGAATGGAGAATTTCAAGGCTTTGTCGAAGGCTGGACTTGGACTGCCAGCCTAAATCAATTAAGCCTGACAATGACCGTTTCACCGTTGGCTTTCTCGCTTCAAGCCTTCAAATGGTCAGATGTCCCAATTGCCGAATACTGGGCAAGTCTAAACCCAGCTTTAGACTGGCTTAACGCTACAATAGTTGCCTAAGGAGAATAAATGCCAACGACAAGTAATTTTGGCTGGACAACCCCAGCTGATACAGATTTAGTTAAGGACGGCGCAGCTGCCATTCGCACTTTAGGCAATGGAGTCGATGCTTCATTTGTTGATTTAAAAGGCGGAACAACTGGTCAAGTTTTGACCAAAGCAAGCGGAACTGATTTAGATTTCAGTTGGACTGCGGTTGATCCATTAGTTATTTTAGATGCTAAAGGGGATTTAATTTCGGCTACTGCAGCAGACACACCAGCCAGATTAGCCAGCTCAGGAGTAAATGGTGATGTTTTAACAGTTGCGACTGGAGAATCAACAGGATTAAAATGGGCTACACCAGCAGCACAAATTCAAAAAAACTATCTAATTAATGGCGGTTTTGCTATCGCCCAAAGAGGCACTTCTTTTACCGCGAGCAATAACAATGATGATGCCTACACTTTGGATCGCTGGTATATTCTTTCAGACACCAACGATGTTATTGATGTTACTCAAGACACCACAACAGTTCCTACCAATGGACAGTTTGCTATTGCCCTAGATGTAGAAACAGTTAATAAGAAGTTTGGCATAGCCACTATCATTGAAAACAAAGATTGCGTTGGTTTAATTGGCAATACAGTTACTTTTAGTTTCAAGGCTAAAGTATCTGCTACTACTAAACTAGATAATGTTAAGGCTGCTATTGTGGCTTGGTCAGGAACTGCCGACACAGTAACAAGCGACATCATTTCGGCTTGGAATGTTGAAGGCACAAACCCTACCTTGATTGCTAATGCTACTTACGAAAATACGCCAGCAAACTTAAACCTAACTACTTCTTATGCTACCTATTCGGTATCTGCCGCAGTTGATACTGCTAGCACTAAGAATCTAATTTTGTTTATTTGGTCAGATGTTACTGATACTACTCTTGGAGATTTTCTTTATATTGCTGAATCCAAATTAGAACTTGGATCAACTGCAACCGCTTTTCAATATGCAGGTGGCACACTTCAAGGCGAGTTAGCTGCTTGCCAGCGTTATTTTGTAAAGTTTGGAGATACTAATCAAAATTATGGAGTTATGTCTTGGGGACAGGCTTATGCTTCTACTAATGTTATGAGTTTTGTGCCTTTACCAGTAACAATGAGAGTAAAACCTGCATCAATTACTTTTAGTAATCTTAGAGTAAATCAATGGACAAGTTATATATCAGTTTCAAGTATGGTAATAGACACCATTTATACAACGCCTCAATTGCTCTCTCTTAATGCAACAGTTGTAGGAGCAAATGTAAATGTTCCATATACATTAGGACAAGATAATAATAGTGCTGGTAAACTAGAAGTGAGTGCTGAACTATGAATTTTAAAGAAATTACATTGACTAATTTTGAGGGTAAAGAAATAACATACATTGAAATTACTAATTTAGATGGATCATTAACTACCTTTGTTAAAGACCCTTCTAACCCTGTTTATGCTGCTTGGTTAGCAACTCAAGATAATGGCTAAGTTATGTGCAGCAGGTGTTCAGCTAAGAGAGCAAATCGATGATGATTATCCTGATAGGGATCGTAAGTCTGATGGCTGGATTGCTGATGCTCGTCACCTGTCTAAGGGCACTTCTGACCATATACCAAGAGATGGAATCGTTAGAGCTCTAGATATTGATTCTGACCTATCATCACATAAGGAAGAAGCTTATGCGTTGGTCGAGAAAATTCGTAGGTTAGCAAAGAAGGGCGATAAAAGAATCAAATACATAATCTACGATGAAAAGATTATGAGTCCGATATTGGGATGGAAGCGCAGAAAATATAACGGCGCTAATCCTCATCGGTCGCATTTCCATATTTCATTTACAACTTTGGGAGACAAAGATGGCAGTTATTTCAACCTCGAAGGAGAAGCTAATGAGCGATTTAAAGAAAATGGCAGAAAGCTGGGCCAAGACATTTCTAGCAAC